GAAGAAACACCTCCACATAGTGTCGTCGATGTAAGTTTCTATAAATATTTCTTGACAAACTAATCTTCTTATGATATAATTGTTATATAAGTGAAATATTATCTCCTTTAAAGGACAAAGATGGCAGAAGAGTTTAAACCAGTTGACATAGAGATTGTCGTAGCAGAAGCTACCCCTGAAGAACCTCCTAAACAAAAGCGAGGAGGACGAAGACCAGGTGCGGGGAGACCAGCTCTTGTTCGTTTAAACAAAGAACGCATGGCTCAGGGTTTAGAACCCATCGAATACAAAAAGAACAAAATCATTAAGAAACGGAAGAGTGATGCCATTCTACCAGTTTCTAAAAAAGCAAGGGCACAAGAAATCTTAGCAGAGATGCTAGGTCGTGAAAGTAAATACATTGTTGAGAAAGTGTTACATAAAGCTCTTGACGATACAGATGATGACCAAATGGCTTGCCTAAAGATTGTCATGGATCGTATCCTTCCAGCTGACTATCTAGAAAAAGTTAAGGGTAAGAGTAATCAGATTAACATCCAAATTATGGGTGTAGGTGATACAGTGATACATTCGAGTGAAGAAGAAATACAAGAAGCTGACTACGAGGAAATAAAAGAAGACGATGGACGAGAAGGATAAATTTACCCCTTATGCTGTAATTTCAAAAGCAGTGGACTGGTTTAATAAGCCAGGATACTTCGATATGAAAACTGTAGCTGAAAAACCTGGTAATCAACTCTATGGTTCTGAGGGAACTGTTCTTGGGGCTAGTGATGCCTATCGCCATCTTGTAGGTTCTGCTTTATATGCTAGGAAGTTTGGAGAGACAATAGCAAAAGGTTTAGGCAATTACAATGAGTGGAAACTTTCTGAGCAAGACAGAAACCTTTACAAAGAAGAATCTGACATGGATAGGTTTAATAATGCTCTTGGATTAGAGATAGCAAAGAAAGCTAAAACTGAAGAAGATGTTTACAGACTTGCAAGGGAAGCTATAGAAAATAATAAAGCTTTCTACTACGACAATATTACAGCTAATAGAAAACGCATAGAGACAGATAGAAAAAAAGAAGGTATGCTTAATTAACATTGGCTAACTTACAAGTAAAATTACATGAGAAGCAACTTGAGGTATTTAACGACAAGACTCGTTTTAAAGTTGTAGCAGCAGGACGACGCTTTGGTAAATCTCGTTTAGCTGCATGGATGCTTCTTATTGAAGCGTTAAAGAGTAAGAATAAAGATGTATTCTATGTTGCTCCAACCTACCAACAAGCTAAAGACATTCTTTGGGGGTTGCTAAAGGAACTAGGACACGAAGTTATAACAGCTGCACATGAAAACACTTCCATCCTTACATTGGTAAATGGAAGAAAGATTTTCTTAAAAGGTGCAGATAGACCTGACACACTTCGTGGTGTGGGTTTAGCATTTGTAGTGATCGATGAGTACGCAGACATTAAACCTAATGTTTGGGAACAAATCTTACGACCAGCTCTAGCCGATGTACAAGGTGGAGCTATGTTCATAGGAACTCCTAAAGGTCGTAATCACTTTTACGAATTATATAAATATGCAGAGAGTGGTAAAGATGAGGAGTGGAAAGGTTTCCATTATTCATCTTATGATAACCCCTTAATCCCTGCAAAGGAAATTGAAGCTGCTAAACAATCCATGTCCAGCTTTGCTTTTAGGCAAGAGTTTCTAGCATCATTTGAAGCTGCCAGCAGAGATATTTTCAAAGAAGATTGGATAAAGATTGATGAAGAAGAACCTAGTGATGGTCGTTATTTTATTGCAGTTGACTTGGCTGGTTTTATTAATGTCGATAAAGAGTCGGGCAATAAGAATAGTAAACTTGACGAAACCGCTATTGCAGTGGTTAAAGTCCATGAAGGTGGATGGTGGGTAGCAGAAATTAAGCATGGTCGTTGGGACATCAAAGAGACTTGTGAACAAATTATTAAAGCAGTAATGAAATATGAACCAGTTGCTGTAGGTATTGAAAAGGGTAGCTTGAAGAATGCAGCCCTACCATACTTAATGGATTTGATGAGAAGGTATAATCATTATTTTAGAATTGATGATGTCACTCATGGAAACCAAAAGAAAACTGATCGTATTATTTGGGCTCTTCAAGGTCGATTTGAACATGGTAAGGTAACTCTTAATATGGGAGAATGGAACAATGAGTTTATTGATCAGCTTGTTAATTTTCCTAATCATTTGCTTCATGATGACTTGGTGGATGCTCTAGCTTACATAGATCAGATACAAGTTGTGGAGTACTTTCAAGATTACGAAGATGAAGAATTTGAAGTAATAGATGTTATATCAGGCTACTAAAAGGAAATCAAATGGCACAAAATAGATTAGTTGATTGGGTAATGGAATATGTTGAGGAGTGGAGATCACACCGAGATGATAATTACCTTACTGAGTGGAAAGAGTTTGAAAGACTTTGGAGAGGTGAATGGGCTGCTGAAGACCGTTTAAGAGACTCAGAAAGAAGTCGTATTACTTCCCCAGCTTTACAACAAGCCATTGAGAATCACACAGCTGATATTGAAGAAGCTGTCTTTGGACAAGGTGATCATCTATTTGACATTGATGATGATATGCTTGATCAAGATCCAAGAGATGTAGAGTATTTAAAAACCTACATGAAAGAGAAATTTAAAAAGAATAAGATTCGTAAAGCAGTAGGTGACATTACTTTATTAGCTTCTATCTATGGAACTGGTATTGGTGAAATCACAACTAAGAAAATTAAAGAGCTTGTTCCAGCAACAAGACAACTACCTGAAGTAGATGCTATTGCTGTCGGTGTAGAAGAAAAAGAATCTGTATTAGTTGGTCTTAAACCAATCTCCCCACAAAACTTCCTTATTGATCCAACAGCAACTTCTATTGAAGATGCTATGGGTGTAGCTATTGAAGAGTTTGTATCAGCACACAAAGTTGCTGAAGGTGTTAAAGCTGGTATCTACAAAGACACTGACATCGAAGATGATGCAACACCTGATCGTGACTTAGAAGCTTCATGGTTAGACAAAGAATATAATGACGATAAGATTAAACTTATTCGTTACTATGGTTTAGTACCAGCATCTTTACTTGATGGTCAAGAAGATGAGATTGTTGACTTACTAGGTGAAGATGAAGAGAAGTCAGAACTCATGGAAGAGTATGGTGACTTAGTAGAAGCTATTGTTGTTATTGGTAATGACACTAATCTATTAAAAGCAGAACGCAGTCCTTACATGATGAAGGATCGTCCTGTGGTTGCTTACCAAGATGACACAGTACCAAATAGATTTTGGGGTAGAGGTGTTGCAGAGAAGGGCTACAATATGCAAAAAGCTATTGATGCTCAACTCCGTAGCCACTTAGACTCATTAGCACTTACCACTGTACCTATGATGGGTATGGATGCTACTCGTTTACCAAGAGGTTCTAAGTTTGAAGTAAGACCAGGTAAATCTGTTTTAACAAATGGTAATCCATCAGAGATTTTAATGCCATTTAAGTTTGGTCAAACAGACGGTGGCAACATTCAAACTGCACAAGCTTTTGAAACAATGCTATTACAAGCTACAGGTACACTAGACTCAGCAGCTATGCAAACACAACCTGCTGGTAGTGAACTATCTGTAACTCTTTCTAGCATCCTCAAGAAAAATAAACGCACATTAGTTAATTTCCAAGATCAATTCCTCATTCCATTTATTGAGAAGGCAGCTTGGAGATTTATGCAGTTTAATCCTGAAGAGTTCCCAGTTAAAGATTGGAAATTTATTCCTTCTTCAACATTAGGTATGTTAGCAAGAGAAGTAGAACAACTACAAATCATTAACCTACTTAAAACATTAGGTTCAGATAATCCAATTACTCCTATTCTTATCCAAGGTGTAATTGCTAACTCTTGCCTCCCTAATAAGAATGTACTCTTACAACAAATTGCACAGGCTTCTCAACCTGATCCACAGCAACAACAAAGGCAACAAGCTGCTATGCAGTTACAAATGCAAGATGCTGCAGCTAAAGTTGAGAAAACTATGTCAGA